TAAATCGGGAATAACCATCTACCAATACCTTTGTACTTCAATCGCCTCCCGTTTAACGATCGGAAACCTGTTAATAAAAAAATATCTCACCGCATCCATGCCGTGATCGTGTCGCCCATCCTTGAGCGGGTCGTCCTTGAGCCTTTGATTCTCTCTCTTCTCAGGATAGCGGTAGTTCTCAAAATCTTCTATGATGCCTTTGCACTTGTCCGAGACGAATAGTCTTGTCTTCCCTTCTGCGTTCTCGAGATACGATCTAACCAGATCAACACCTGAAGCGACGGAGCGACTGACCTTGTCCTTTCTAAATCGTGGAAAGATGCCCTTTCTTTTAAAGATTTCAACGTCCCCGAGTCCTGATGTTGATTGGACTCCCGCACCTGCGGGGTCGCAATAGACGTGTAGAACGGGGTAATTCTTTGCAAGAATCCTATCAGCCAACTCTTCAGTCTTGATGTTGGTGTCGTGGATGATCTCATCTATGATGTGAATCTCAACGTCCCCATCCACCTTGCCAACCTGTAGCCAAACAACAGAGGGCATACGGAAACCAAAATCAACAGAGCAATAAGTCTCCCAATCAGGGTTGAAATCATATCGGCCAACGTGTACGTCTCGCTCGAAATTGAATACTGTCCCTGCCCATGAAGTAAACCTGGCGAGATATTCCTGTTCATAGGTCTCTTTGGTGAGTTCGTTCTTGAGTTCATTTACGTTATCCCGGAAGTACCTCGAACTTGTACTGGGGTGCTGCCAAGAATCCCATTCGGGATAATCATTAGACTGCCCTCTGGTGTAGAGATCATATAACCAGTTGTACCCTCGAGGGGTTGACACGAATAACGCCCATCCTTGTCGGTCTGCGAGAGTGGGTCTGAGGTATTGCTCCCATATAGTTCTTGAAACAAGTGCGGCTTCATCAATGATAAGCCAGTCAAGTCCCTCTCCGACAAGTCCTGTATCGGGGGAATCGGCTGACTTGATCCAGACCTCTGAGTTGTTGATAAACTTGGCATAGAACAGTTGTCCATTGATGACTCGTTTGTTTGTGGTAGGGAACCTGTACTTGAGAATAAGGTTTTCGTTAATCTCACGACCAATCTTAGAAGCAAGTTCATAGGAAGGAGCAACAATCCACCCGCGACTATTCTCATCAATGATAGCCATCTCCGCTTCTCTTGCCGCTCCAAATGATTTTCCACTACGTCTGCCCTGTATGTTTACTCGAAATCTTTTTTGGCTGTTATGTATATCCCACTGGATAGGCTCAGGCTCATATCCTATCCGCTTGAAGTAATCAGCTTTCAGGCTTGTATGCTTCTTTCACGACTTCCTTCCACTCGTCAGAAACAACGCTTCGCTCTATTGCTTTCCCCTCCGTCCTGTCAGCTATGAACTGAACCGCCCACGCTCTCCCATCAACAGCGAACCCGAACACCTTTCTCAATACCACCTCAAGCTTAGACAACCCATCAACCGAGCCTTCTTCTGAGCCGATCTTCCTGAGTAAGTCAGGGATTGATTGAACACCCTTTGGTCGCCCTTTGGGATTGCCTGATTTCCCCTTCTTAAATCCTTTGCCTGTGATTCCACCGTCCATTTGTCCGTTGCTCTACGTTGCTTTAACAACGTGCGAATTCCATCCTCAAAGCTTCCTTCCCTGTAAATTCTTCCCATCTCTTAACAATCACATCGCAGTAATGCGGGTCAATCTCCATCCCGTAACACTTACGCCCCGTCTTTTCACAGGCTATTAGTGTTGAGCCAGAGCCGAGGAATAAGTCCAACACGGTGTCAGCATTATGATTAGATATAGCCTTTACACCTAATGCTACTGGCTTTTGAGTTGGATGTAATTTGTTTTGACCATCCTTATCAATTTCCCATATCGTATTCTCTGTGGTTTCACCGCACCATTTCATTGTCTTACCTTTTGGCTTCCAATACAAACAAGGCTCGTGCTTTTGTTTATACTGTGCATTCATCGCACCATAGCCGCCATTTTTTACCCAGATAAGTAATGCGTGTATATCACCCACACCATCAATTGCATTATAGATGTCCTTTGCTTTAGTACCAGCAAACCACGTATAAATAGCCCCATCCGTATATTTTGCCATAATTGGGATTACATCTAAATAGATTGAAAGATTATCATTTTTTATCTTTGACCTTTGTCCTGTCTTTATGCCTTCACTTGTGAATTGAATACCGCCATCATAATCAACCCCATAAGGCGGGTCAGTAAATACCATATCTGCCTTCTGCCCATCCATCAATCTTTCAACATCTTCCTTCTTTGTCGCATCCCCGCATAGGACTCGATGTTCCCCCAAAAGCCACAAATCCCCTGCCTGAGTAACCGCTTCCTCAACTTCGGGGATCTCGTCATCTTCAATCAGTCCTTCTTCTGGCTCATCCACCCAGAATTGGAGATCATCTTCCGTAAACCCCCACTCTGTCAGTTCCCCCACATCAAAGTAATTCGCCAGTGCATCATAATCCCACTCCCCTACATTACGATTCAGCCTGACGTTCAGTTCTTTCTCTTGGTTCAGATCAAGACTCAGTTCCACGCAAGGGACTTTGTCAATACCCATGTCCTTTGCGATTCTCAATCTTTGGTGTCCCCCGATCACGATATTCTCCCGATCTGGATGCTTGTTAATGATAACGGGATCAACCAGGCCAAATCTCTCCATTGAATCACGGAGACTCTTGTACTGGTCTTTGGTGAGTTGCCGAGGATTGTATTCGGCGAAGATTAACGCCCCAACAGGATGGTAAACTGTTTGAAGTTGTCCATTTTCCATATATTTGAGGTAGCTACCTCGATTGTAAGGTGGTCGGTTTCCCGTCCCTTGAGAATACTATATGACGGTTGTCAAACCCTTACAGGTATAGTGATCTGGCTCGTTCAACACTCTCAGGGCTAACCGAAAGTGTCTGAGCAATTTGAACATCTGAAAAACCCAGAGTAGCAAGGTCTGCTAATCTTTGTGGATTTATATAGTCATAAGGTGGCTTGGTTCGTTTCCCAATATCTTCTTTGGGATCACCAAGTACATGAATATAATTTTGGATTCTTTTTGGTGCTTTTCTGTCTCGATCTGTAACATTAGAATAGTTAGATTCTAAGTCTTGCCAATCAACAGAATCAACCAACCCTGCATCATAAACGTCCTCGCCATGTTCGCTTTTGTACTTCATTAGTCCTCTCATAGTATATGAGAAATGGTGTATTTTTGAAGAGAGGAATCGGCGTAAGTTCAGCAATATATAGAGATAAAAGTTTGTGTTTTGGTGTAGGTAAAATTTATCTAAGGCACATTAATCCCCCTTTCTCTTAATGCCCTGATTCTTTGCTTCACGGTGCTTCTCGATACGCTCAACTGCTCTGCTATTTTCTCTTGAGTCAGTCCGCGAGATCGCAAGATCAGCACTTGCAGCTGTTTTACTGTGGGCTGTTTTTTGGGGATCTCCGTAGCCGCATAGGGCGGCTTGTTTGTGTTCCGCATCTATATCTCCCGCAAGATAGAGGTTATTTGTTCTTCAGCAATTCCTGTATTGTCAGTTGATCTCCTATCCAATCGTTCAGTCTCATATCTGCCCTCCACTTGCCTTTATGCTTGTAGATCAAAAGCGGGATACCATCTACAGGACAATCATTTGTAATCTGTTTGATCCATTGAGGGAGGATAAGGCTTTTGGTGTTCTTTACTTCCAGATGGTGTTTACGTAGGTGACTATCTTGCGTAACGATTTTGAGATCACCCTTAAAAGACAGCCCTCCTGAGTTCGGTGTCCTGCGACAATCCACTTCGAGGTCTTTCCTGATTATCGTGGCGACTTCCCTTTCGCCACGTTTTCCTTTAGCGTTAGCGTTCAATCATGCACTCTCTTTTCTCCCTGTTGTTATTTAGAGCGGTGCTTTGGTACTGCCCCAAACTCTCTCCGATGGTATCGGAGCGATTCTCTCTTGAATCTTGCACCGCATTAAACATCTCTATTTGAGTCTTGGCTGTATAACTCGCATCATATCTCATGTTTTGCCCTTTTGGATAAGGCTGAGCGTCATAATTAAGTGCCTTTAATAGTTGTTTTTTTTCTTTGTGTGTTCCGATAAAATAAAAGTATCTGTGCTTTCGTGGTCTTTCAATCGAAGTTACTTTTTCGGGATACTTAGCTTTAGTTGAACCAATCCCACCGTATTTATCAAACAAATGCCTCGCATGTTTTCCATTGTTTTCTTCCCCAATGATTTGTGAATCAGTTCTTTTGGCTGAAAGTCCAGTATAAATCCAATTTGTTGCTTGATAAATGTAACCATGATGCCCCTGCGATATGTCTGCATACGATACAACTATTTTAGGCGTTGGGAGCATTTTTAAGCATTTTGATACAAAAAAAGAAAGTGAGTTTTTTGCAATACTCTCATTGGCACATAGTCTGTT